AATTGCTTTTGCAAAAACAGCCGATAGATTTCGTGCTGGGCTAGCTTAAGGCCACTCCAATTGTGGAAATGTAGAATAAAATTAGCATTAATGGTGTTTTTATTGTACGTTGCATAATTAAAAATGCTGCCATCAGTTCCAGCGTTTTCCTGATACTCATTAGCAATTTCCGGCGTGCTCGTATCGCCCAGAAATTTTAAGCCAGGGATGGCTTCGCTCGGGTCCACCTCATCTTGATCACCTACCTTTATTTTTAACCACGACATTGATTGCACCTCCTACGTCAAAGCTTGATAATCAGCTAGAATTTGGTCAGCCGCTTGTTGTTTGTACTGTTGCTGTTTGTCTGGGTTATTATTTTTAATCGCATTAAGTTGGGCGTCACTAACACCTAGTAAGCGGCCAAACATAGCTAATAGCGTATCAAATTTGCGATTGAGCTCTGCGTAACCGTCTGTAGACGTGCTGTTAGTGGCACTGATTGGTGCACGCAACTGATTAGGCCGCTTATTACTATTCTGCCGATTAATTTGTTGCGAAGCCAATGCTAATAGCTTCATCGCGTCTGATTGTTTACTGGGATCAGTTGGAATCACAAATTCTGGGAATTTGCCTTCGGCCAAATTGTACATGCCTGGCGTCTTAATAAAACCACCGCTAGCATAGCCGTGGCCATGGCCAAGAAACGATAAAGCCGCACCATAACGTACTTTAGCATAATGCAACGCGGACAACAGGTTATCATATCCATTCCAGATATCACCGTGGCCTTTAAAAGCATAAGCTTTAAATGTTCCTGGCTTAGTTTGCATTAATCCCATGGCTCGACCATCGGCCAAGCCATCGGTGCCACCCATTGCTTTAGGATTACCACCAGATTCGGTGTTGATTTGGCTTAAGATTTTATTGACCATCGCAGCGCTAGTACTCAGCTTATTAGCCCGCAAAGCTTTTTTAACTAATTTTTTCCAACGCTGGACCCCAGCGCCACCGGGGTTACCGTGCTTACCGCCAGCATCGCCATCAGCTTCGGCTTTTTTAAGCCATTGCGCAAATTTATTTTTAACTGCTGTTTTTAACTTTTTAAACAAACCGTCCATTAAAGCTTTGGGTAGCGATCCTTCGACAAAATCAAAATTGACGCCAAATGCCTTAAGCACATGGTCTAGTAATTTACCAGGATGGCCGACAAAATCCATCACATCGTCCACTTTGCCCTTTAACCATTTTGTACCTTTACCAACGGCGCTCTTAGTTTTGTCCCACAATGTGCCTTTAGCAAATCGTGGTAAATCAGTTAGCGCATTAAAAGTTTGCTGGCCATTAAATACTCGCGATCCCTTAGGCAAATACGCGGTTGTATCTTGATCTGGCGTCATAGTCATCTTACCGTTCGGGTAGCGGATGATTTCGTTGCGAAAACCGTGAGGGCCATTGCCTCTGCCTTTATCGCCAACCGTCGCAAACGTATCCTGATTAATTTTGCCGTTAGTAATAACGTTACGGGTTTCGGTTGTTTCGGTGCCAGTAGATAATTTAATCTTGCCCAGTTTTTTCATCCCGAGCTTGCCGCCGACCCAGTTAACCCCATCGATTAGCTTGTTAAGGCCTTGCTTCACGGCTGTTACCATGCCGGTAAAAAAGCCTTTGATTTTATCAACGATGCCTTTAATCCCGTCGCGCATATTTCGCAAAACTTTAAGCACGTTGTCTTTCATGCTACTGGCTAGTCCACCGACTTTTTTCTTAACTGACGTCCAAATATTAATAACAGTATTTTTAACTGCCTTAAAGATGTTAGCTACGCCAGATTTTAAGGCGTTAAATTTATTTCTAACGCCATTCCAGAGGCCTTGAGCAAGCTTAACGACGGAATTTTTTATGCCTGTCCAGACTCTGACAGCAAAAGCTTTAACGTTGTTAAAGATAGCGACAACACCATTTTTTAAACTATTAAAATGATTCTTAACGCCATTCCACAAGTTTTGTGCTAGCCTAACAACAGTATTTTTAATGCTTGTCCAGACCCCAACGGCAAAAGCTTTTATGCTGTTAAAAATGTTAACAGCGCTATTTTTTAAATTATTAAAGTGATTCTTAACGCCATTCCAGAGAGCCTGTGCTTTATTAACCACGGCGTTTTTAATCGCATTCCAAATATTTACCGCACTATTTTTTAAATTATTAAAAATATTCACGGTGCCTTGCCACAGTTTTTTAAACCAGCCGATTAATGTGGTGTACATACCTTTAATAAATGCAACAATCTGGCCAACAAAGCTAGCTTTAACTATACCTTTAACGATATTGATGGCACCACTAAATATTTGCTTAACACCATCCCACATTGATTCAAAATTCCTGCCGAATAAACCAGCAAATACTTTAACAATGCCTAGAATTACATCAGTAGCGCCAGTAACGATATTCCCAATTCCATCGAATGTGCTTTTAAACATGGCCTTAAGCCCAGGCATGATTGCTTTTATTATCGCGGATAGCCCTGATATAATCTTACCGATACGACCAAAAACACGTGTGAAACCGCTTAGTAGATCTGGCAAAATAGTACCAGCAGAATCTTTTATTTTCCCCCATACTTCGCCAAATATTTCCGCGATCTTACCCATAACGGGTTTAATTACATTATTCCAAACAGCGCTAAGTGTGTCCTTAACTGCGTTAAACGCATTATTAACAATATTTCTAAAAGTTTCTGATTTTTTATAAGCAATTACAAAAGCGGTACCTAGGCCAATGATTGCAGCTACTGTTAATCCAATCGGACTAGTGATTGCGCCAATAACACCAGCAAGTTTGGGAAAAGCCGAGGCTAGGCCACCGATTAAGCCGCCGGCATCTTTGATTGCAAAACCAACTTTACCAATTAAACCAATAAAATTGCCAAACACACCAAACATGCCACCAATGGTTCCAGCTAATTTACCAAATATCGTTAGCAGTGGGCCGATTGCAACCAGCACAATACCAGACCACTTAGCAACTTCACCAATAGTTTGCTGAGTGGAAGAATCCAGGCCTTTCCACCAGTCAACTAGTTCTTTGATTTTATTAACCATTATATTGATTCCGGAACTTAAACTTTCACCAGCGCTCTGAGCCCATTGCTGTACACTGTCTGAGCTCAATAGATCTTCGAGCTCTTTTAGCGAGCTTTTAGCTTGTTGAAATGATCCCTGCAAAAAGCCCTGGCCGATTTGTCCAATATAAGCTTTGGTATTTTGCACCATGCCTTCCCAAGAATTGGCATACGATGACGCCATGCCACCTGCAAAGTCATCCATCACTTCTAAGAAATCCTCAGATTGAACTTTTCCATCTGAAACCATATCTCGGAATTTTTCCATGGAAACGCCATAATGTTTGGCCATTGCTTGTGAGAAACCAGGCATACCATCTTCAATCGAATTCAATTCCTCGGTCATTAATTTTCCTTGACCTTGGACTCGGTTAAAAATTGTAGCCATTTCGTTGACAGGCCGATTAGCACCAGCAGCAGCGTCGCCAACTAATTGAATATACTTTTTTAAATCTTTACCTTGCTTAACCCCTGCAGCTAGGGCACCAGCAGCAATATCGGTTCCTTCTCCAAGGGTAGTCATGCCGCCTTTAACCGCATCTGTTACCTGGTCAGTGATACTTTTAACCTCTTTACCTGAGTATCCCAGGCCTTCCAACTTGGCTTTAGCAGTGTCTAACCCTTTTAAACGGTCAAATCCCATTTTGGCAGTGATACCAGCCATCGCAGTGGCAGCAATCCCAGCAGGTTTTGTGATGTGGCTGGTCAGTGAGCTACCGACTGATTGGGCTTTTGTGCCTACCGCCTTAAAACCATTGCCGATAGAATTAAATCCGCGGCTTAGCATTCCTGAGACCGAATAATTTTCCCGATATTCTGCAGTCACCCGGCTTAATTGGTCCCGATACATATTTAAGGTATCAGTTTCACGATTTATCTCGTTAGCATAGTTTAAAGCCGCACGAGATCCTGCACCCTGCTCAGCCGACACCTCGGCATGACGCTTTTTAAGCTGGTCCAAGTTTTTCGTGCTGCCATTAACTGCAGTTTTCAGTTCACTCATGCGGGCTTTATAGGAGGCGGCCGATTTTTCGCCAAATTTAAAGTTATTATTTGACACTTTCATGCTAGTGTTTAAGGCGCGAAATTCTCGCTTAATTGCAGATAATTTCTTGCCAATTCCCATGTCATTTAAACTGAGATCAATCTGCAACCCTTTAATCCGTTCTGCCACTGGCCATCACCTCCTAGCTGCTAAAGGCTGCAATCATGCTTTCTTCGTGCTTAACGTTTGGTTTTTCGTTTTCTTCGATTAATTCCATAAAAAATGAGAAAGGCATATCAAGAATCTCGTTGATGTCTTTCCCACCGTCCTTCATCATGGTTAACATGACTTTTTTTAGGATACTTTTATATTCAGACCAAGAATGAACATTTAGATCATCTTGGCCAGTTCTTTTTTTCGTTCGTCATCCATTTGTCCTTGCGCAATAAATTCAATTTGCTGCGTCAATTCTTCGACGGCGTCCGGCGCGTGCAGACGGTCTAGCAAGTCATCTTTAGTAAATTGGTGGTCGTAAATATCCACCACCATATCCAACATTTGGTCCATACTATCCCGCGAAGATTCCTTACCGCTTGAACTACCGTCCATCAAGTCTGCCGCATCATAGATTTTTCGGAATGGAATCTGAGTTGGCGTAATAAAGGTGTCGTACTGTGCTTTCCCTTCTTTGGTCAATTTAGCCTTACCTTTATCATCAATTTTGATTAATTTAATAAAATTGCGTTTTGTCATTATTTATTCCTCCATTTTCTTATTCGGCTGCTTTATTGACAGTAAAGTCAACGCTGGAATCATCAGTAAAAGTAACTGTTGCACCAGTAACCACACTGTTTTTATCTAAATTGATAACGCCTGCTTTGATTGATTTACCATCAGCACCATTTTTACCAGCTGGTCCAGTCTCGCCTGCGGGGCCCTGTGCGCCAGTGTCACCCTTATCACCTTTGGCTCCGTCTTTGCCGGCCGGTCCCATTTCACCCACGGGGCCTTGCGGACCTGTTTCGCCCTGCTCACCCTTGGCGCCATCCTTGCCTGCTGGCCCAGTTTCTCCAATAGGACCTTGTTCACCGGTATCGCCCTTTGGCCCTTTAGCAGCTGTTTTGGCCAATTCCGCAACGTCCGCAACTAAGCTGTTATGATCCTCGGCTTTAATTTCATCTTCTGCATTTACTTTTTTGGCTGTTATTTCCATAATTTATCACCTTTCTTATTTGTATTTAATCTGGTCAGTATATAAGGCGCCACCATTGTAAGTGGCAGTAGCATCAGGTTTATCAGTGTCGCCATCTTCAGTTTCAAAAATAGCTTTGCGAATTGCATCGCGCATCGTAGTTGTCCCTTTTGGATCGTGTCCCATTAACATTGATTTTTCTTCGCTAAAGCCGGCAACTGGCGCTTGCATGAATTTTCCTTTGGAAGAATCCGAACTAAATTCAACGCTATCTTCTTTAGTTTTCCCTTCAATTTCGGAAAAGGTAAAGATCCCTTTCGGCAGACCTACGTATTCACGTGATCCATCCTCCATCGTTTTAGCAAACATTACCGCCACATACGGTGGCGTATCATTGCCTACAGCTACCAGGCCATCCTCAGAAGTTTCTAGCCCAAATAATGCTATTCGGTCTTCAAGCGGCAGTTTATGAAAACCAGCCTCAACCTCAATCGTTCCGTTAGCAACTGCAATTTCAGCAACCTGATCGTCCCCATGGGCTTCTTCCAGTTCTTGTTCTTTTGACACCGAAATTTCTTGTAAATACCGAATCCGTTCCGGATCCTTTATTTCTTTAACATCTTCTCCCTGTACCTGATAGTAAAATTCAGTCAAGCCAGTAAAAGAGTGATAGTTCTTTGCCATTTTATTCCACTCCTAACTTGTAATATTTTTTGCCAGCGAAGCGCTTTGCTTGGTGGTACAGCTTAAAATCTTTAATGTACTCTGGCTTAATACTGGACGTTTCGCCAAAGCCCAGTTGTTCCCACATCGCTCGCTGGATTAAAAAAATGAGCTTGTCACTAACGACACGCCCATTCACATCATTTTTTTGTTTTACAAACACATCAATCTGATAAAGATACTCATAGGTCAAATTATCATTATCGGCAAAATCCGCCGGTATCGGCGTCGCCAACGAATCAATTACAACTACATTCCCGTTGATCTCATCAGCATTCGGATAGTCAAAAAAACGAATATCTTCGCGCTTAACTAAAGCCATAACTGCTTCATTGTTTAACAATGCCTGATAGATTTTTTTCATCATATCTTCCATGGCTATAACTTCCTCAACTCATCTTTGACAGTAGCAAAATAAACATTTCGACCTTGGCGCATGGCATTTTCAATCACGCCTTTCCCAGCGGTATTGACCCACTTTCCGGCTTTGTCGAAATGACCGTATTCGTTTAAATGGATAATCCGCCAACGCTCAGTCGAATCTTGCCAATGGATTTTAACCTCACGCAAACCATTTACCGTTACTGGCTTGGAAACGGCAGTAGCTCGCGCTGATTTACCGGTATCAGCAAACGACTGCATGTTCTGCCGGATTATATCAGCAACCTTTTCACCGCCTTTAATTAAGGCTTGATCCACAACACGCTGCATTTGACTTTTGCCAAAGCGCTTAGCTAGTATTTTTTCTAAATCCCTTTCGCCACGCAGCTTGACTCTCATTGCTGTTCACCTACCACTTTCACATAGCCAGGTGTTTTCGCAACTGCTACATTTTTAATATTAAAATGCATGCCACTATAAAGGCCATTCTGAATTACGAATACCTGTTTAACCGTAGGCATGTACTGTGGATTCGCATTTCTAATGTTTAAAGTCACGGACACTTTATCCGTCCCC